CACAATGCTTGCCAACCGGCATGCACAACTTCCACCATACGTGTAGGGAAGGGGAGGAAACAATGGCACACACAACACTTGTACAAGCACACCGCATCCGCAGCATGCACGAACGAGGCGTGAGCAACGCCGACATCGCGGCGAAGCTGGGAGTACACCGCAACACTGTAAGCAACATCCTCGCCGGGCGTGGGCTGCTGCAGCAGCGGCAGCTTGCCGACCGGATGGAGTCCTTTCTTGGCGGCGTGATCCGAGGCAGTGGCAACACCCGCTTCCATGCGGCAAGCCCGAGCGCCGACAACGACGACGGCCACGTCCCAAGCAAGGCGCACCATCCGTACGATGTGCCGTACGAGAATGGCGACGTGGTCACGATCACGGCGGATGTGCTGGCGGAGATACTGGCACAGGAGGACTTGATCGAGAGGATCACAGCGTCCGGCGTAGACCCGGCAACGTTGATCGTCATCGACCACGACGCAGACACGGACGAGTCGGCGCAGGTTGGCGGAGAGCGTGTCCTTAGGGACGAGGCGATCCACGAGGAGACGTGGGATCAGTTCAACGAGCGCATGGAGACGCAGTCACGAGGCAACGTTCGCGCGTTCACTGCCGTGTCCCTTGAGAACGAGGGCCGCGACGTGGATGTGTGGTCCGTCCGTAAGAACCCTGAAGACACGGGCCTGTGGGGTAGTCCTTGGGTCCATCCACGTGAGAGAGGTGAAGTATGAAGCACACGTTTGTATTGTTCCTCGCCCCGCACGGGCTTGACTACTACGCCGACCCGCAGTGGGGCAAGCTGGCCCTGTGTGTGCCGGAGCTAGAGCAGCTGTTCTGCCTTCGGGATGAGGCGGGCGCCATGCCCGAGGAGATCGAGGTGGAGATCAGCAACCGGCGCAGCAAGGAGTCGCTGCCGGTGCGTCTCGTCAACGTCCACCGAGGGCGGTGCGAGATCGACAAAGGGAAAGGCTTCGAGTTCGTGGACACGTACTGGTGGCCTGCCAAGCAGATCGAGAGCTTCAACGCCACGGCTGGACGGGAGTCCGACGCTGTGGTTCACGTCAAGATCAGAGCCTAGGAGGTTACCATGTTCGTTAGCAGATTCACCCCGCTGCCCAAGCCGACCAAGCATCCCGAGACCCAGACCTTCCCCGTCCGCATCGACGGGAAGAAGGTTGACCGGCCCGTTAGCCGGGACCACGCGCTTGCCATCGTCGATGGTAAGCACCTGCAGGTTGTCCGTCGGGAGAAGCTGACATGATCGGCAAGACCCCGTGGCATGACATCCCCGACGAGTACGGTGGCGACGAGGAGGACGCGCTTGCGCATGCCTTCTCGCTCGACTACCTTGCCGACGACCAGCCGGACTACATGAACCCGGAGGAGGAGTACTACCACGCCGTTGAGTCCGACCTTGATCCGCTAAACCTGCTGATCGAGGAGGAGGAGCGCGAGTGGGAAGACCCCGAGGAATAACAGAGAGGATAGACCATGTCTGACAACGCACTGGTGGGCTTATTCATCACCAAGCGCAGCGTCTTTGACCGCTACTCCGGCACGCTACCCGAGCACTTGCTCGAAGGCGAGACGAAGACAGTGATCGAAGACATCGCTGCGTGGTACGACAAGAACCCGACCGCCGAGGACATTGTCCCTAAGGACATCGACGAGTTCTGGGAGTTCGTTCGGTTGGTACGCCATCCGCAGTGGGCACACGACAAGCTTACGGCGTTCAAGGAACTGCTGAAGCAGGCCATCATAGCGGCGGGCTCATCCACAGCAGCGGACATCCTGAAGTCGCTGGTGCTGCGGGACCATGCCGGGAGGATCGCCGAGAAGTGCGACAGGTTCAGCGCAGGCGACACCAGCTTCCCGCTGTTCGCCGAACTGATGGACGACGTGGAGGAGGCCGAGAAGGAGGCGGGCATCCACAACCAGCACAGCCACGAGGTGACTGCTGACATCCACGAGATCATGAACCACCTCACCAACCTGACTACCGGCCTGCACTGGCGCAGTCCGAACATCGAGTCTGCGTTGGGCGCCATCCGCAAGGGCGACTTCGTCATGCTGGCTGGCTTCGTTGACAGCGGCAAGTCCACGCTGGCTGCGCAGGAGATCACCTACATGGCGACGCAGTTGCCCGCCGGGAAGAAGGCGATCTACTTCAACAACGAGGAGGAAGGGAAGAAGGTCAAGGGCAGGCTGATACAGTCGGCCATTGGCTGGAAGCTGGAAGACATCGACCGCAACCGTGACCTTGCCATGCGCAACTACACGGCGCAGATGGGCGGCGACCCCGACAAGATCATAGTGGTGGACAGCGAGAAGACCCCGATCACTCCGGGTCTGATCCGCAAGAAGCTGCGTGAGTACGACGTGGGTCTCATGGTGTTCGACCAGATGTACAAGATCAGGGGCTTCAAGCGGTACGGTGACGACAAGCTCGGACAGCTGCAGGACATCTTCGAGTACGGACGTCAGCTTGCCAAGCAGTACTGCCCTGTGATCGCAGTGCATCAGGCACGCGGCGACGCCAACGGCCTGACCAAGGTGGAGATGCATCAGCTTGCTGGTTCGCAACAGGCAGTGCAGGGTGAGCTTGACGCGATCGTGACCATCGGTCGCGACCTGAACATGCCGCACATGCGCTACCTGTACGTCCCTAAGAACAAGCTGCCCACACCGGGTGATCCGTCCTTGCGGCACGGGTTCTTCGAGGTCAGCCCCAACTTCGACATCGGGAGGTTCGATGACTGACATGACACGTGCATCCAACTTGACGGGTGCGGAGCACCAGTACTGGCGTGCGGTCAACCAGCCGTACTTCCCGTACGGCATCTCCGACAAGCGCTGGTTCCAGCTTCGCAAGCGGATGTTGCGATCTGTTGGGTGGGTGCCACCGAAACCTGCACAACTTCCACCATACATATAGGGAGAGGTACGAATGGTTAAGTTCGAGAGCTTGTTAGGATTGACACTCGGGTCGGTTCACCTTAGCGACGACCTGATTGTCTTTCTCACGACCGACGGTCGCCGGTTCCAGCAATGCCACTACCAAGACTGCTGCGAGTCCGTCACCGTCGAGGACATCTGCGGTGACGTGATGGATGTGATAGGCACGCCGATCACGTTCGCCGAGGAAGTGTCCGAGGAGGACCCCAACGCCAGCGAGTCTGGCACGTGGACGTTCTACAAGCTGGGCACCACGAAGGGTAGCATCACCATCCGGTGGTACGGCGGCAGCAACGGCTACTACAGCGAGGCAGTGACCTTTGAGGAGGTAACATGAATGGCAAGCAAGCGAAGCGAGCACGCCGGGCAGCGGCCCGCATCCTCATGGATAAGATCGAGGATGTGGTTGCACTCGCGCAGGCTGCGGGAACTGATCCTGCCGCAGCGATAGCGGACCTGCCCCAGCCGAAGAACGTGTACCGCCAGATCAAGCGGCTGTACAAGCGGGGTGTAAGATGAAGGTCTGCGTGCTCGACACCGAGACAAGCCTGCACAACGACGAGGTGGGTAAGTTCCTCGCCCATCCGCAGGCTCGCAACAACTGGATCGTGTGGTTTGGGGCGCAACTCATAGACGGCAACACGTTTAAGCCGATCACCACGGCGGAGACCGTTAAGTTTCCGTCCCTAGGGACAACGGACATCGGGGCACCGGCCCATGATGTGCTGTTGGTGGGACACAACATCGGCTTCGACTTGCTGCACCTGTGCAACCCGAGCAACAAGCGCAGCAACGAGTGGCGTCAGTGGATCAACCATCCGCACACCCTGATCTGGGACACGCAGCTTGCAGAGTACCGGCTGAGTGGGCAGACCATGATCAGTCCGTCGCTCGACGACTGCTGCGCAAAGCGTGGCCTTGAGCTTAAGCCTTCCGGCATGAAGGACTACTGGAAGAACGGCATCAGTACGGAGGACATACCAGATGAAGAAGTGAAGCCGTACCTTGAGCACGACGTGACCGTGACTGCTGAGTTGTTCTACCAGCAGCTGGTCGATGCGCGTAACCGTGGCATGTTGCAGATGCTGCGCATGGAGATGAAGTCCCGGCTGACGACAACCGTCATGGAGTTGAACGGGATGCACTTCGAGGCAGAGACGGCCCTTGCGATACGGGATCAGGTGATCACACCGTTGCGTGAGGGTGCGGAGCAGCGGGCCATTGAACTTGGCATGAAGGTGTTCGACCTTCCTCGCGAGGCAGTCAACCCCGGCAGTCCGTCCTTCCTCAAGGCTGTGCTGTACGGCGGCGTGGTCAAGTGGCAGGAACAGCTACCTATGATGGACGACAACGGCAACCCGCTGTACTTCAAGTCGGGCAAGCAGAAGGGTCAGGTCCGCATGAAGTGGCACAAGCACGAGCGGCTTATCGACAAGCCTTACTCGCCGCTGATCCTAGTACACTCGGACGAGGACGCGCTCTCGAAGATCATGGAGCACGCGAAGTGTCCGCCGGACTTGCAGGACTTCTTGCAGGAGGTGGTCAACTTCAGGGACGGGCAGAAGCAGGAGCGCACCTACTTCACAGGGTACGCTGACCTGACATGGTCGGACGGGATGATACACAGCAACCTCAACCACGCCATCACGGCGACGGCACGGCTGAGCAGCACCAACCCCAACCTGCAGAACGCTGGGCACTCGCCGATCCGAGATCACTTCACGTCTCGGTTCTTGGGTGGTCATCTGATGGAGGTAGACCTGAGTCAGATCGAGGTGGTGGTGCAAGCGTTCCTGTCCAAGGACGCGGCCATGATCGAGGACATCAGGCACAAGGTGGACTTCCACTGTAAGCGGGCGGCGTTCGCCCACGGCGTACCATACGAGGAGGTGAAGCGGGCAGTAGATGACAAGACACATCCTGACCACAAGAAGTGGACGAAGATCAGGAAGGGAGCGAAGATCGTAAGCTTCCAGAAGGCATACGGAGCAGGGGCAAAGAAGATAGCTGCAACGACGGGCCTGTCAATGTCCGAAGTGCAAGCGTTCATGGATGCAGAAGACGCCAACTATCCTGAAGTGCCGAAGACACAGGCGGCTTGGATCGAGGAGGTCACGAAGTCCACGAGGGTGCGGGACGGCAAAGCATGCGGCGTGTTACACACGCCCATCGGCGTCGAGTACCGCTTCTTTCAGGACGACTTCAACGGTCACATGCAGTACAAGCCGACTACGATCAAGAACTACCCAATACAGGGATTCTCCGCAGACATCCTCAAGATGATCCTGTCGGAGCTTCGTCGAGTGATTCACGACTACAATGAAGCGTGGTGTGAGCCCGGTCAGTCCCGTGTGTTGATCATCAACACGGTCCACGACTCGGTCATCTTCGACTGTCCCGCATGGGTAGACCTGAAACACTTGGGCGCAACGCTCAGGTCATACTTCACAACGCATCCCATCCGTGTCCTTAAGGACGTTTGGGATGTAGACTTCAACGTGCCCATCTCCGCAGACGTGGACGTGGGTGAGAACTGGCGACAGATGGAGACCATCGAGCTATGAGCGACTTCGTAAAGGGTAAGATCACGGGTGTCCGCAAGGACCGTAAGGGTGTCAAGCTGGACGACGACAACTGGTACTCGGTGCGCAACGCGAGTGCCTTGGGCAACGCCGATCGGGGCGACACGCTGGAAGCGTCGTATACCCAGAACGGCAACTGGAACAACCTCGACGAGAAGTCCATCAAGATCACCAAGGGTGGCGGTGCCTCCTCCGGTGGTGGCGGTGGCGGGTACAAGGGCGGTGGCAGCAAGGCCTCCGACTTCCGTACCCCGGACGAGATCATGCGCACGACAGCACTGGAGTGTGCCGTCGAGTTCCTGACTGCGGGCGAGGAGTTGGAGCCCGGCGTCTACGCGGACAACGTGGAGAAGGTGCTGCGGACCAGCGACCTGTTCACCGCGTACATCAAGGGCCTGATCGAACTGCCTCCTCCGAGCAGCAAGACCCCGCCTCCTCCTCCGCCGGAACCGGAGTATGAGCCGGAGCCGGAAGAAGACGAGCCGACCCCGGAGGTCGCGCAGAAGAAGTCGGCACTGTCCAGCTTCCTCGGCGGCTAACACCAACACACACCCCGGCACAAGGACGTGCTCCATTGGGAGGGTTTATGAGTAAGATAGCACTACTCGACATCGACAGCATGGTCATTGCTGCTGGCGCCTTGGGTGAAGAAGTGTACTACGTTGTGGACGAGATGCGCTTCGACAACAAGACGCAGGCGAATGAGTACTGCGACGATCACGTCCTCGACCGTGGTAACATCGAGCGGAAGGTGGACGCGATGCCCGTGGCCCATGCCATCGGCATACTGAAGCAGATCGTACAGGCCGCAGTGAACGAAGCGTACTGCTTCAGCTACGAGGCGTACCTGTCACCGACCGACAAGAGCAACTTCCGGTTCGATCTGGACCCGGAGTACAAGGCCAACCGCAAGAACGTGATCAAGCCGGTCCACTTCGATGCGCTTCGCAAGTACGCGATCAAGCACCTTGGGGCGGTGGTGGTCACCGGCATGGAAGCCGACGACATGCTTGCCATCCGGGCCTTCGAGCTTGGCTTCGAGAACGTGGTGATCGTGTCCGTGGACAAGGACATGCGGCAGATACCGACGTACCACTACGATTGGCGCAAGAAGGGAGACATCGTCAAGGTGGAGCCAATGGAAGCGTGGCGCACGTTCTACAACCACGTGCTCATGGGTGACAGCGTGGACAACGTGAAGGGGTGCCCGAAGATCGGCAAGGCCAAGGCTGCTGCTCTCCTCAAGGACTGCACGACGGAGGAGGAGATGCTGGAGACTGCGCGTCAGGCCTACATCCGGGCGTACGACGGTGACGAGGACATGGGCACGGAGATGTTCAAGCTCAACGCTCGCCTCGTGATGCTCCTCAACGAGAGGCCTCAGTCATGAACGAGATGTGGGCATACGATCACATCCGGTGTCTGGGCGGCACCGGCTGGATAGTCTACAACGAGGTCGGGCTAGCGATGCAGCTGCTGTACTCGCGGGCGGAAGCCATCGCGTACCTCGTCCGATACGCTAGGAGGAATGGGCTATGAACTTCTACCGATCGGGGTTCGAGGGACAGGTGGCCGAGGACTTGTACTCCCGAGGCATACGGTTCAACTACGAGTCGGAGGTGATGACGTACGTGTCCGCCGTCCGTGGCGGGATGTGCATGGACTGCGGCAGCAAGAAGTGTGGCAAGCGCAGGACGTACACGCCGGACTTCGTTGTCCCTAAGGACAGCGGAGACACGCTGTACGTGGAGGCCAAGGGGCGGTTCCCGTCCACCGACCGCAGCAAGATGCGGGACGTGAAGCGGGCCAACCCCGACGCCGACATCCGCATGCTGTTCCAGAAGACAAGCAAGCCACAAATGGCGAAGCTGCAGGCATGGTGCGACAAGTTCGGGTTCGAGTGCCACTTCGGCACGAGCATCCCGGCGGAGTGGCTGACATGATACACGCAGCTACTTTGTTCGGAGCGTCGTTCGTCTTCGTGTTCCTGAAGGCGTTCCAGCAAAGGAATGTGGCGTTTGATAACTACATCTGGGTGTTCCCAACAAGCATGGGCATGGCGGCAACCGAGGTCTACGTGATCTCGGTGATCGCAACGCAGGGCTACGCAATCCTTGCCGTGTTGGGAATGGGAGCAGGCGCCGGGTGTGGCGCCATGCTCGCCATGTACCTGCACCACAACTACGTCAAGAGGAAGAACTGATGCAAAGCATCCGACACCTGATCATCCCCGACTTGCAAGTGAAGCCGGGCGTCATCCTGAATCACTGCGAGTGGATCGGCAAGTACATCGCGGAGAAGAACCCCAACGTCGTCGTCAACCTCGGTGACCACGCGGACATCAGCAGCCTGTCCTCGTGGGACCGCAAGAAGCTGGACTTTGAGGGGCGTCGCTTCGAGAAGGACATCGAGGCCGCGATCGCCGCCAACGAACTGCTTGTCCTCCCGTGGTGGGAGTCGGGCCAGCACGAGAACATCGAGGCCCACATCCTGTACGGCAACCACGAGAACCGGATCGACCGCTTCGTGCAGGACAACCCAGAGCTTAGCGGCTTTGTCGATAAGAAGCACCTCAAGTACGACTACTACTATAACCACGTCCACGACTTCCTCGTGCCGGTGGAGATAGACGGGGTGCTGTACTCGCACTACTTCTACAACCCGGCAACCGGGCGCCCTTGGGGCGGCATGATCCAGACACAGCTTAAGAACGTGGGCGTGTCCTTCACTGCCGGGCACAAGCAGGGCATCGACTACGGCATGCGGACGCTCAACAACGGGCGTCGCCAGCACGGCCTGATCTCTGGCAGCTGCTACCTGCATCGTGAGAAGTACCTCGGGCCGCAAGGGCACGATCATTGGAACGGCATAGTCATGAAGTACGGGGTGAACCGAGGCGACTACGACATCAAGCTGGTGTCGCTCGACAGCCTGTGCCAGCGCTACGAGGGAGTCTCCCTGCGGGAGTTCCTCACCATGACCGACCGCCACTACATCGTTGACTAACTGTCCCTAGGGACACTGGAGCCTATCCATGTACGTTTACAAGATCGCCATTGCCGTCCTGAAGTTCCTCAACTCCGCCCTCAAGCGAGCCGCCGACGAGCAGCTTGCGCGGGCCGCGAGTGCCGAGGAGCGCATGATCACGATCGAGCACGACACTCACCTCGCCATCCAGAAGATGGAAGCCCGGATGCGGGAGTCGGTCAACGCCCTTGAGGAGAAGCTCGACGAGTACGAAGCCGACGCCGCCAAGGCGCAGGCCCTGTCCCGCAAGATCGAAGCCCTGACGGAGTAACACCATGCCGACATTCATCAAGCGCAAGACCAAGCAGATCGAGCACGAGGACTACATCGAAGTGGTCCGCATCCAGTACACGTCGGCTGAGCTTCGGGAGTTGTACGCCACAGAGCCAAGCCGGTTCATCACCGTGTCGGAGTCCCACGCAGCGGATGTGATCCGCCCGCAGGACAACTATCAGGAGGTGCCGGATGCCATCACCCAGCAAGAGGCCGCTCACGTATCGCGACATGCTCCTGAAGGCAAGCCGTCAGTTGGCAAGCAGCGATCTGCAAGCGTCTCAAAAGGTGGCAGGAGCAACCGTGGGCATGGCCGATCATAGCGTGACGACCGACGCCATTTCCATTGGGTTCGGGGAGGCGGTGGAGGAACTACCGCCTTCTCCTACCACGGAGTGGGGTAACCCGTACAGGTTGGCGAAGGGTGACAGGCTGGCCGTCCCGATCGTGTCCAACGTGACACGTACCGGGCTCGGCACTAACGTGGTAGCGATGACCTCGCTATCGCTGAAGCTCCCGCTGGACGTGGGAGAGATCGTGTCACTGAGTAGCGAGGAGTTGCTCAACGCCCACCGCTTCCTTCACACCATCGACATACTCGCGTGGGACCCGGCGAAGTTCAGCTGGATACACGAGTACCGTCCGTCCCATATCGCATGGATGCTCTGCGCTCGATACCGCGACCCCCTTTGGGGCGAGCTACAGTGGGCGCAGATGGTTGCGGAGGAGTCCCTGACCGACCATCACCATCGCCGCTACATACTCGGGGAGTGCGTCAAGCGCATCGAGTACGAGCGGGAGATACTGGCGGCGAAGGGCATGTCAGAGATAGACGCCGAGGTTATGACACGAGGCCTAGACTGCCACGTAGACTACTGGAGACCATCACGATGAGCTTACCGACTGATGCAAAGACCCGCAAAGCAATCCCCATCTACTCCGGCTGCGTGGCCTACTTTCCCCACGCGCTGGCAGAAGTGGCTCGCCTCTCGAAGATCGGGAACGACCAGCACAACCCCGGACAGCCGCTGCATTGGGACCGCAGCAAGTCGCAAGACGAGCTGGATGCCCTCATGCGGCACCTCACAGACCACGCCGCCAACGTGCCGATGGACACGGACGGGGTCTCGCACCTAGCCAAGGTGGCGTGGCGGGCACTCGCCATGCTGGAGAAGGAACTGGAGAAGGAGGTGGTTGTCCCTAGGGACGCTTGGAAGGATAACTACTACCACCCGGAGCAGGAGGGGTTCCTGCCGGAGCACCTGAGGGGTATCGGAGATGAGGGCACGTACGAACTGGTGGACGACTACTGCAGCTTCTGCAACACTCGCGGTGATGGTTGCACTGAGTACTGCATGTACGGGCCAGATAAGGACGACAGCTGATGGTGCCGATACCCTTGGAGATGCTCACTATGGGAGCGAGTACCGCTCTTGGAATGGTGGGCAAGTGGATGACGGCGCGGGCCGAAGCCCACCGGCAGATGCTCGCTGCCTTCAACCAGCAGGCGATCGAGCGAAGCAACAGCGGGACGCAGGCCTTTCAGTTCACGAGACGGACGCTAGCACTGACCGTAGTCTTTGCGGTAGTACTATTGCCGAAGCTCGCGGCGTTGGGTGGCGCACCCGTAGTAGTCTTTGGGTCGGGGCAGGAGGTCTCCTATTTGTGGGGCTTATTCTCCTCGTCCGCAGGTACGGTTCTGTACACGGTAGCGGGGGTTCCGATCACTCCGCTTGACACTCACATGGCCGCAGCAGTAGCGGGCCTTTACTTCGGGAAGTCATGATATGGAATACCTCACAATGATCTCTATCGGCGTGCTCGGCCTCATCAGTGCTGCTGCCGTCTACATGTGGCACGGCTGGAAGGCCGAAGCCATGAAGCAGCACCAGTACAAGATGGAGATGATGGAGACGTCACTCGCCCTCCTGAACGCGGTTCAGGTCGCCGCCCAGAAGATGGACTTGGCGGAGCACAAGGACGCTGCCGCGATCTTGGTAACGGAGCTTGTGCAGGTACGCGGCCTGATCATCAAGAGGCGGGAAGCATGATGGGCTGGGTGCTGCTCGCGATCTTCGTGATCTACATCATCCATTCTCAGTAACCCACAAACGAGAAGGGGGCCTTGCGGCCCCCGACTCGGTCTACTCTATGATGCTCCTGATTGCCCGCTGGAAGTCATCCACGCGGGTAGGCGTCTGCTTGGCCCACTGGCTATTCGCGGCTTCCTTCGCAGCTTCGAGCCACTGTCCTTCCTTCAGCAATCTCCACGTGTTCTTGTGTCCCTTCTTGACGGTTCCGTCTGCCAGCTTCACATCCTTATACCAGTTAGTTCCCAGCTGGAAGATCACGCTTGCGAGTGCAGGCACCATGTCCTTCCGTCCTAGCTCAGCGGCCTGCTTCCTTGCCTCATTCCACGCCTTCGTACCATCCTTACTGAACCACGCCTCGGCATCCTTCTCGTCCACGCTCGGGCCTATCCAACGAGCACCCTTCTTAGGCTCGCCGGGAGGCTTGCCCATCGGGTACTTGCTCCGCTCATCACCCACGAGCACGTGGCCGACACCAGCGGTTGGCTTGTCCCACTTCCAGCCGCCCTTACCATCCGGTATGGCATTGCTGTACACGTAGTTGGTCTCGCCTTCACGCTTGCGGATCAGTTCCCGCGACACATCCAGCGTCTCCTTAGCGGGCATGTCCTTAGGGACAGTGAGTTGTGTCTTGCCGTCCTTCGTCATCATGGGCTTAAACTCCGCAGAAGATGCGGCGTTCATTCCCTTATACTCCGCAGCGGTGGGCTCAGCCAGCGGCGACCAGCCAGCGGGCAGGTTGTTCTCTGCCTTGACCGGCTCGGGCGCCAGAGCCTGAGCGTCCCTAGGGACAGCCGAGTAGCCTTCCGGGGAGTAAGCAGCTTCCGCCTCACTGATGATCGCGGTGCCCGTCAGGAAGTCCTTCAGGGTCCGGCCCCACCCACTCATCTCCAGCAGCGGTTCCAGTTCGCCCTTGGTGATGAACTTCGCCACTGCCGCCAGATGCCCGTCGATGATAGAAGCAGCGGGCATGATGTCCGTCCAGCTTCCACGCCCGGCCAGCACCTTGTCGGTGACGTACTTACCCGCCAGTGCCAGAGGCAGCGCACCTCCGAGTGCGTACGCCATCTCACGCTCGGGCGTCATCTCCTCCCCTCGGATGAAGTCCTTCATCGTTCCAACGGTCATGCCACCCAGCGAGTTCAGAAGGGTGATGTGCGCGAGCACCTTCGCCCCAGCCTTCACGCGGGCCATGTCCTTACTCCGTATTCCCGCCTCGATCTCGTTCAGTCCACGGTTCCGCACGTAGTTCATCTGGTTCACCGTCCACGACATCAGCGAGTACGCCACACGCCCGTTGGGGTTGTTGAGGTAGTGCTCAGGCATGTCGAGCATGCCCTGCGGCCTCACGTCGGCAACGTCGTTGGCTACCAGCGCAGCAATGTCCGGGTTCACCCGTCCTTCCTTCAGGTCATCCACAAGCTTCCGAGCAGACTCCGGCTCGAACCACTTGGTCATCTCCTTGTACAGCTTCTCCGGGTCAGCCTTGGCCTGCTCCATGCGGGCACGCAGAGCCAGACGCGAGCCTTGGTTGCTGAACTTGTGATCCAGCTGGTCGAAGCCCATCACCCGCAAGCCCCAGCGCACAGCCCTTGCGAAGCCCTCCTGCGTACGGATGTCGTGAGACAGGGACCGGACACCGGAATCGTACGCCGTCAGCGCAACGTCACCCCGCTTACCCGGCCACATGGCCCGTAGGGTTTCACGCACGCCGAACTTGCTGGCGTTGTTGAACTGGTCGGCCACCTGTGTGAGCGTGGACATCGGGTTCGCACCCAGAGCCTCGAAGCTGATTGCGTTGTGCAGGTTGCGAGACCACGCACGCGGCGACCGGCGAGCCGGGCCGTTCCATGCGGCGATAAGCTGTGCCAGACGGGTAGCCTCGGCACCGCTGATCTCGTTGTCGCTAATGGCCTTGCTCAGCATGTGCTTCAGATCGTCCGAGTCCAGTATCTTACCCAGCTGGACTTCCTGTCCGAGGTGGTTCTTGAAGAACTGCTGCATTGCCACCATCTCCTGATGACGAGCAATGGCGTCGATCAACGCGGCACGCGGGTTCACGTAGAAGCGCTCGGCTCCCGCCGTGATCTCCTTGATGCGGCGGCTACGGTCGATCGGCAGATGCCTCCCGCCCATGATCTGCCCGAGCAGACCCGCAGCATCCTCCTCGTTCATCGTCTGCTTGGGATGGTCACGCTCCCACCGGGCAACGATCTCGTCCCACTGATCCCGCTCCTTCCGTCCCAGCTTGTTGCGCAGACCCTGCACGTCCCGCACCGCACGCGGATGCAGAACGTCCTTAAGGACAGGCAGGCCGTTCACCTGACGGCTACGCCACATGCTCTGCAGCACCGGCTTCACCTCCTCGCGATACACCTGTGCCGAGCCCGGCACGATCCTATCCATTGCAGCTTCGTCGCTGTTCCCTACCGCACGCTGAAACTCCCGGTTCTTGTTGAACGCCTTAGTGATCTCCTTGTCACCCAGCCACCGAGGCATGCCCCGGTACACTGCCGCACTGTTGCGGTTCGTCTCGGTCTGCACCTTACGCATTGCCATAGCCGTACGCGGAGAGAGCGATGCGACCATCTCAGCGATCTTCTGGCCCACCTGATAGGCGACCCGAAGGTTACCCTTACGATCCCTCATGGCCTCCTGATTACCTAGGATACCGGGCCTGTCGTAGCCATCCTGACGCCTTGCAGCGCCTTCTTCGAGCACTTGCTTGGTGTTGCCGGGAAGCTCAGCCTTGCTGGCCTCAAGCTCAAGCTCGGCAAGCGCAGCGTCCTGCCGGTCCCTGATCTTCTGGGCCTGCACCTCATCCATCGCCTTGCTCACCTTGTTCGGCAGTGGCTGCTTCGCCTCAAGGCGTTGCTTCAGCCGGTAAGCCGTCGGCCCAAGCCGCTCCAGTTCCGCAGCCTGACGCTCCCGCTCGGCTACCGCCATCGACGCCTCGCGCTTCAGGAAGTCCGCCATCTCTGGGTCTTCCGCGAACGCCTGCCGTATCTCCTTGCGTATCTTCTTCTCCTCCTTGGTCAGCATCCGGGTCTTCGCACCGTCCTTCGTCACCGACATAGCGGTCTTCGGACTGTGCAGGATGTCCACCGTCGCAGCTTCCACCTTGGCGCGAGCGCCTGCCTTGTTGACAGCGTCTGCCAGCGAGCGCATCTCGTCCGGTGTCAGCACCTTGCCAGCCTTCTCCGCAGCGTCGCCCACTTCCTCAGGGGTGACCGGCTTGCCGCCGTACCGGGAGTTCAGCCAGCCCATGAACTTACCGCCACCAGCGGCCAGCACCGGACCCACCAAGGCCCCGCCCGACATCGCGATCAGGCCAGCGGTCGCCACGTCACCGGGCTTCAGTTCGCCCGTGTCTGCGAGGTTACGGATAGCCGCGTCGGCGGCACCGAACAGCCCCACGGTCGAGCCTGCTTCGAGCATGGCGCTACCGTACAGGGCACGCCCTTCGGCGGACATCAGCTTGCCGCCATCAGCGGCGAACTTGCCGAGCTTCACCTGAGAGGCGAACGGCAACGGGAAGGTCGCCATGTCCGTGAGCATGCGGGTGACAGAGCCCGCCTTGACCCACGCGCTAGCCTCCCGTCCCTGCATGTTGGGGAAGTCCGCAGCCAGCACGTCGGCCTTGCGCTGCTTCTGCTGCGCACGGATGGACTCCTCGGTCACGGCTGGCAGAGTCACCGAGCCCACCTTCTGTGCGGCGTAGCGCGGGTCCATCTGCACGGCACCCTGTTCGTCGATCATGGGCACGTCGCCACCCTCGTACACGTCGCGGGTCCGCTCCGGCAGCTTGGGCGTGATCTTCTGTTCAATGAGATTGGCTGCTTCCTCAACGAGGCCCGGCGTGGATGCCATGCCATAGAGGAACTGTTCGCCCTTGGAGGGCTCAGGCCGATACGTGTCCTTAGGGACATCCGCCTGAGGGGCTTGAGAGAACAGGCCCAGACCGTCCACGTACTCGGTCACTTGTTGATCGGACCATCCGGTCGGGACTTCTACGTCCACGCTTTCACCGGAAGGAAGTTGCATAGTAACGAGTTCGGTCTGAGCCATGTTCATGTACCTACTTAGGATTGTAAGGGATCACCCGACGGCCTGTCTGTGGTGCTGCCTGCGTGGCCGGAGCCGCGCCTGTGCGTGGAGCCGGGGCTATCTCTCCGAGTAGCGCCGCTTCCTGCTCCTTAATCAGGGCATCCAATCGCCCTTCGTCAATGTCTGTGATGTCGTCGCCGTACGTGCCCTTGATGCTGCCTTCCGCGAGACCGGCCTTGATGACCCGGTCGCCGAACAGCTTGGCGTCGATGCGTACCTGCTTCCGGCCCAGCCGGTCAAGCGCAGCCTGCATCTTGTTCGCCCACACCGAGGAGAAGTCACCGAACGCTTCCGCGTCGTTGATCCCCAGCATGCCGCCCAAGCCCCACTCGAACGTGTGCGGGCCGATACCCATCTGCCGGAGATCAGCCTTGCGTTGCTTGATGTCGGTCTCGGACACGTCGGTCTGCTTCACGTCCTTCAGGTCGGTCGCCTTCTTCTGCGCTTCCATCATGCGGAACTGCAGGATGCCGTCTGTCTTCTGCTTGATCATGTCAAGCTGTTCGTCCGTCAGGCTCGGGTTCGCACGCCTCAGGACCGTTGGGTCCGCAGAGACGGTGGCGAGCTTAGCGTCCGCAGGCAGGTTGTTGAATGCCGTCTGCTCCGCCTTCAGGGTCTCCGCTGCGTTCTCCCGCAGCAGCTTCGCCTCCGCCAGCTTCGTCTCGCCCGCTCGCGCCGTGAGCTTGAGTGCGGTCACGTCGTCTCCGAGATCGCGCACTGCCTTGGCCGCTGCGTGCAGTCCAGCAGACGTGGTGAGGTCGGCACCTTGCAGCGCCTTAACCACCTGTGCCTGCCGCTGCGCGGCCTGCATCTGCGGATCCTCGTAGCCAAGCTTCTTGTTTGCCCACCGGGCACCGAGGCTCCCGAGGAGGGCGCCAGCCGTGGCACCCACTCGGCCCCACGGGTCCGACATCCCTGCGGCGGCATTCTGCATAAGCTCAGCCTGCTTCTGCTGCTGCGCCATGCGAGCCGCGAGTACCGGATCGGCACTCAGTCCGTCGAATAGTCCCGCCATGTTAGCCTCCCATTGTGTTCCAGAACGAGTTAGTGGTTGGGCCTGCGTAAGCCGGTCCGAACATCGCCGCCTGTCCCTGTGCAGGCGATGGGCCAGCACCCGACGAAGGCGCTAACGCTCCACCAAGCGCAGCGGCAGCGGCACCGCCCATTGGGCCACCGAAGATCGTGCCAGCCGCCATCAGGCCACCCTGAATCAAGCCCGGCAGCATCTGCCCGAACTTACCCTGCGAAGCCTGCGGGCCACCCATCGAGGAGTTGTACGCATTGATGCCCTGCGAGATACCCAAGTCGCGCTGGAGCGCCTGCGCCCCGATGCCCTGAGACATGCCGAGCAGCTGCGAGAACGGCTGAAGGTTGACGTTCTGGATGCCAGCAGAAAGCTGCGGCAGCTGCTGGAACAGCCCGCCGTACTGCTGTGCGCCCACGCCTCCGGCGGTAAGGGCGTCAGCCAGCATGTTACGCCTCGACTGTTCGGCCTCACCGTACAGGCTGTTGGCAAGCTGGATGTCAGACGCTCGCTGTGCGGCAGCAAGCGCGGCCTCCCGCGCATCACCCGACGTGCCGCCGAGCCGACCCTGACGCAGCAACTGCGCCGTCATGGCCTCCCGCTGAGCCGACTGCTGCGGAGCAATGACCGACTGCAGCTGACCGAACCGGGTCTGTGCCGCCTCCAGCGGATCGAAGGCGTTGAGCTGGTCAAAGAGACTCTGGCTTGCGCCCATCGCGTTCTGACCGAGCTGTACCGGAGCCCCACCGAGGGCGCCGAGTCCGCTCTGCAGGTTGGCAAGCAGGCCTTGATAGGTCTGGCTCAGCCCCTGCTGTGCGGCGTCAGGCGTGTAGACGGGTTGCCCATCGACCCACGACAGGCCTCCCGCTCCGCCGATGGATAGGTCTGTTGGGGAGTACCGGCCAGCTTCGCCTCCCCGGAACAGGTTCATGGCCGCTTCGTGCGACTGCCTTTTGATGATGTTTGCGCCACCCATACCGTTCCCCTTAGAACCAGATACCCTTAAACCAAAGCTTCCACTTGCTCGCGGAACTCATTACCTGTATTGTTCCAACACCGCCCTTCTGGTGGAGATACATCGTCCGGTTCGTGATCTGTATCTTCATCGCGTTGTCCGTAGCAGACTCTGCGTACACCGTGTAGCCGTCGCCTACCGGACCACCACCCGCGTCAGACTCACTGATGTTCGAGGCCGAGAGACACACCACGTCGCCCGCAGCGTACGATCCGTCAGCCGAGTAGCAAGTCGCGTAGACCGTCAGCACGTCAGGCAGCTTGCCCTTGCTGTGGGTCCACGTGATCAGCTGCGACGCTCCAGTGTAGTACGTCTCAGCAGACGTAACCACCACCGGGTTCTTGATTGAGGTGCCACCGTACGTGATGTCCGTCGAGGTGGTCTTCAGTTCAAGCCCGTCCTGCGCAAGCTGTAGCTTGGATTGGCCGGAGGCGTTCAGGATGTAGAAGTCTGGCCCAGCCGAGTCAGCGGACAGGTAGAACGACCACTTGAGCACGTTGCTGTTGTTCCTGAAGTACATGAAGTACTGCGCCGCCGAAGCGGTGTCGCGCTTCAGGGACGGAATCGCCGTGAAGTACGCAGTGCCTGACAGAGTGTACGTGCCGCTCTGTGTGGTAGTGCCCGCCAGCGTGGTCGTGCTGTTCGCCGTCAGCGAGGAGTTAGTCGTTACCGCGCCATTCGCCACGAGACCGCCCGTGAACGTGGCGGAGACCGAGAACGTGTTGGTCCCGGTGAAGGTCTGCGTCGCCGCAAGGCGAGTCATGTCCGTGATCAGGTACGCCGACTGCGCGATGTCACCCGAGCCGGTGGTCAGCACCAGACGGTTAGCGGTTGGCCCGCTGATCTTGTTCGCCTTCGTGGCGGACATGTTCCCGATGTTGTTAAACTCCGTGTCCATCTCCGATCCGAGGATCGTGGAGTGCGCCGTGTCCTTGGCTGCGCCTCCGAAGGTATTCGTATAGTCAGACATGTCGTCTCCTTAGTGAGCCTGCTTGCCTGTGGTCGCATAGAGCGACATCTGGTTGATAGCAAAGTCCGAGGTGGTAGCGTCAATCTTGCAGCCCACCTTGATAACCCTACCGCCCTTGCGTCCCGGCTTGCTCAACTCCGTGATGTCCAGCGAGGTGCCGTAGTTGTAGTCGCTGTACGTCGCGTCGCCGTACGTTGCCGAGTTGGGTGCGTTGGGGATCGGAGCAATGACGGATGTCGCCTGCTCGCTGTAGTTCACGTACCACTTGATGGTGAGCGTGCCGTTGGCGCCTCCCGCGACGTAGAGCTTGATCCGCTTGAGGAACTTGTTGAGCATGCCCGCACCCGGAGCTACCGCTTCCCAATCCTGCCACCCGGACTCGTAGTCTCCCACGATCGAGGTCCCGGTCGCACCTCCGTACACGACATCGTCGTAGTAGCCTTGGTACTTCTCGAACTCGTCGCCGTGCGACACGTACAACCCGCCGTACCCGTCCGTGTGGACTGCGCCCATAGGCTTCCATTCCGTCACCCGGTACGCTCCGTTCGGGAGCTTCACGCGAGTGTCCACGACCAGCGTAACGCGGGCCATCGACAGCACATACAGCCCGTAGTTGGCTGTGTACGCGGCCTGAACCACGACGCCTGCAGAGGCGCTGTACTCCAGCGCGATGTGGTCCCTCACCTGAGGCACCACGTCCGAGATCGGGGCAGACTTCTCTTGGATCACCCGCCCGAGAGACTGTATCCCGATGCGGGACAGAAACAGGATGTCCGATCCCACGGCAGCAATCGTGTTCCGGTCGATGCACCCGACGTTCTGCAGTGTGTCTTCGAGGGTCGCCCCACTCACCGCACCCGTAGCCGTCGCGTCAACGTCCCACGTGTTGGTGACAAAGAGCACGTTCTCCTCGCCGAAGACCACCAGCCTACCGTTGAACTCGGCAAGGCCGACGGGTATGTCGTAGCCGTTGGGCCACATGTACCGCAACTCGAAGTAGGTGGCCGGAGCGCCCCATGCCGTCTCGTCCAAGAGAGCGCAGTAGTAGAGCTTGTCCGCGCCTAGTATCCACACCCGCCCGAACGCAGCCAAGATCGCCTTTCCCGTCGGGACGCTACCAGAGCTTGGCGTTATGGTTGTGAAGGCAGCGCCCGGAGCTGACTGCACCAGCACGTAGCCATCCTCATGCAGAGCCAGCACCTTGCTGTTGAAGTTGACGAACTGCCAGTTGCCGTTGGATGGGAGCGGGGTCGAGTACCGCGTAGTCCAGACCCCGGCGACAAGCTCGTGTATCTTGCCGTCCGCCGTGGCGCAGTAGTTGGTGCGCACCCCGGCAGAAGTCAGGCCCACGTGCCCGGCCTGTATGGTCGAGCTGCCGAGGGCCGTCTTGTCACTTGCCTGTGCCTTGTATCCGAGCCGGTTGGCAAGCCTTCCCTGATCGTCGATGACCAGATCAAGCGCCCGCGTTGCCCACTCCGGGCCGAGTACTGTGTTCCGGCCCTGTAGGTTCAGCCCGTATACACCGGGCGTCTGGAAAGGGAACGGGGCTAGCGGCTTCATTTACATAACCTCCCACATGGTCTCGTCAGCGTGCAGCGCCGCATCGTAGCTGATAGCGTTCGCCAGCGCACTCAAGTACTGCGGCTCCAGAGACGCGATGGTCAGACCTCCGTCCTCGCCGCGCTCATTGACCGCTAACTGTGTTGCCTTCAGGACTACCGGCAACCACGGGATGTAGATCACCGTGGTCCCGTCCGTATCCGCCGACAGGTCCGTCTTGACCTTCATGTTGAAGTTCACGAGGTACACGTCGTCCGGCACCGGGAACAAGTTCACGACGGGGTCGCCGTTCGCATCGTGCCCGTTGATGTCCCAATAGCGCGGGGCGCCTTCGTTGGCACCCGAGAGCAACCAGTGGTTCATCTGGTGATACGTTCCCTTGATCAGGTCGTAGTCGTTGTTGTCCTCGTGGACATCGAACACCTTGTAACTGTGGCCTGCAGTCACCAGCGAGTAGCTGAAGTCTGAGGCCGCAGTCGTTACCTGAATGGTGGTACGCAGGGCATTCCAATCCCACGCATCCTCCACCTCGCTGAGCGCGTGCTTCACGAACTCACCGATCAGTGTGGAGTACGA